CTTCAGCCATTCCTCACGCCCCTTCTCGTTCATCTGAGCAAAAGCCTCTACCATCGCGTTCTCAGGCTGGTAGTTGTTCGAACCAGCCTGGTCGTTTAATCTCTCCACATAGCCGAACGGGGAATCTTTTCCCACCAGCGGAAGGCATCTGAATTGCTTCGCTGGTCTCAATCGGTTTAAACTGTTCATGCGTTAGTTTCTCCACTGAATACGACACGCCACGACGCCCGGAGCTGCACACTCGCGGGCGTCACTTCTTTTGGCTTTTCTTACGGCTAAACAGCGCGACAATCGCGCGGATTTCTTCTTCACGCGCAGCCAGGTGACGGCGGTGATGCTCGTGAATCTCTTCAGCTTCATGCGGTTCAATCACTCCGTCTTCCAGGGCCTTCTGGATAATCTGATCAACCTGTCCGCGTGCTGCTGCAGTTCTCATGGCGCGGGTAAACAGGTCTACGCGATCGAGGTCTTCCAGCTGCGGCACGTCCACCAGCAGAGCGCCGCGACGTTGAGCGAAGTAATCCGCCAGGAGAGACGTGTTTGAAATGTCTTCCATCGCCTCCAGCTCGTTCACTTCAAAGAAGCGGCAACCGTTCTTCTCGTACAGGTTGTTGTTGAACTGCGTCACTGACATGCCAAGAGCACCAGCCATAGCCTCACGGCCACCTGGGTACGCTTTGCACATCGCTTTCACTACTTCTTTCAGGCTTGGCTCTACCATGTTGTTTTTCCTTTGGTAGTTATGTTTATGCAGTCGTTTCACTAGACTGCAGAGGTGGGAAAACATCATCGATACTGACTTCTGCACCGAAATCATTGAGGGCAGAAACGATTGCACGGCACTGATCGATGTTCATTTTCCTTTTGCTGTTTTCGTAGTGACAAACAGCCCCTTTTGTTACACCAAGTGCACTTGCTAAGTGCCCTTGTGTGATACCCAGCTTTGTTCTTATTGCTCGAAGATTATTCATTACGTTCTCCCGTTAACGATATGAATATACATTTTGTATCTTAAATTCACAAGTGAGATATACATTTTGTGACTCGATTAAAAGTATACAGGTTGTATTATTTTGGTATGACGATGAAATGGTACGACCTAGCTAAATCCCTGATGAAATCACAGGGAATTACTCAAGAGCAGATGGCAGAACATCTTGGCATAACCAAAGGTGCAGTAAGCCATTGGTTGAATGCTCGGCGTGAGCCTAGCCTGCAGGAGATCGCACGAATCCTAGAGTTTTTAGGGAAAAAAAATTTTTCTGTTGGTGCGGGTGGTTTAATAGTTGATGAAACCATCAAAGGGGATGTTGAGTACGTTGGCAGGTATAAGCCAGGTAAAAAGTATCCAGTATTGAGTAGCGTCAAAGCTGGGGCCTGGGGGGAAGCTGTAGAAGCTTATACCCTGAAAGATATCGATCTGTGGCTTGAGTCTGATGCCCATATCCAGGGAGAGGCATTCTGGCTGGAAGTTGAAGGTGATTCTATGACAGCACCAGTTGGCCTGAGTATTCCTGAGGGTACCTTTGTCTTGTTCGATACAGGAAGAGATCCTATAAACGGTAGCTTGGTGATTGCAAAACTATCAGATACAAATGAAGCTACTTTCAAAAAATTGATCATTGATGGGGGCCAAAAATATTTAAAAGGACTAAATCCGCAATGGCCACTTGTTCCAATCAATGGAAACTGTCGAATCATTGGTGTTGCCGTTGAAACTAAGCTACGACTTCTCTAGAAATCATACTATGCCCAGCTACCCGCTGGGTTATATGAATCATACTTCGCTCCCCGTCTAAATAGTCCTATACGCAACTTTCTACAACAATTCTTTCGTTAAAAAACAAATATATAATGTTAACTACGATTTTTGTATACAAATCGTATTGACCTAAATGAATACGTTTTGTATATTCAAATCATCAACAGTGAACATTGTGGGTAGGCAGTATGAGCACTAGTGCAAACAGAAAGATGTTCCGCTTCCAGTCGGAAGTAGTGATCAAGCCTCTGTATGACAAATGCCCTGCCTGTGGTTGTCGGTTAGATGAGTTTAATCAAACCGTAAAAGATAAGAGCGATTCCGGCGATATCAAGAAGCACGCCGACAAGGCAAGGAGTCCAGCCGGTATGGATGCGTTTAAGTGGTGGCATCCCATAGCGAGCTGGTATTTCTTCCTCATGCATAGGATGGTTCATCCATTCAGCAACGCCGAAAACGATGCAACCAAGGCTAATTATAAACGTTTCCCTAACCGGATAATTGCCAAGAAGACCAGCGCCATTGAGCAGGATGACAAAAGCACCAACAGCGATTAGCACCTTGTACCACGCATCAAGGGCAAGCTTAGCTAAAGGATTGTTCATGTTTTTCATTTTCTTGGTTGTGTGAGAACTCCAAGAATACCACCGAGCCTGATGTGGTGAAAAGACAGGCAAAAGTTTCATTGCTGTGTGTAGTCTTGGCGGTCGGCAGTTGTGAATGTCCTTAACTTTTCACAACTGAAAGCGCGTTCAGCCGGTTCCTTGAGAGGCCTCAGTCGTTAAATCAACCTCAGGGGAACGCGCTCCCAATTGTGGAGAAGCTAACTGGCGGTGGCAGCCGCCCGTTTCACTAAGTGCCCTGGTTGGGTGCTTATTAAAACGAAACCCCTTTATTTTTTGTCGCCAATCGGCGAGGGATTCGTGCAACCAAAATTCAGCGCTGTGCAGAGCGCGTATAACACGGAGAAACTATCCATGACGAACACACAGAACGTCACCGAGTTACAACCACGTATGACCCGGGAGCAGCTGATCGACGCAGCGCGTAAGGCAGCACCTCTCCTTCCGCCAGCTTATCGCGGCATTATGACCGAACTGGCTAACCGCCTGGATATTACCAGCGTCGCGCTTTGCGAAGCGATGGCGCAGCGTAAGGAACTGGCTGTTCAGAACGCCACCTTGCGTGAAGATGTCGCAAGCTGGGCCAAAGAGTGTGACCGTATTGTTGAACGCCACACGAAGACCAGAACCAATATTCATTTACTGGAAGCCCAGCGAGAATTGCGTGAGCTGTCACCCATCGTCATTTCCCAAAATAACGAGGTGGCTCTCTGATGGCTAACTCATTCAAGCAAATGACCCGTGACGGGACCATCAAGCGCACCGATACCGGGATGTTCATCAGCCTTGACCAAATCCATGTGCGGGAAGGTTTCAACAAACGCGAAGATGATGAGCGTACCCGCCAGGCAGATGATGACCTCTTCAACTACCTGATGAACGGTGGTTCTGTTCCTCCACTGGAAGTTATCGCCCGCGACGAAGGTGGAGTGTGGGTTGTTGAAGGCCACCGTCGGCGTCGCTGCTATGCGCGCTGTGCAGAAGCTGGTAAGCCAGTAGACCGCATCCATATCATGCCTTTCAACGGTAACGATGTTCAGCGCCTGGCCCGCATCATGACCAGTAATAACCAGCTTCCGCTATCCGATATGGAACAGGCAGCTGTTATTCAGGAGCTACATAACGCCTTTAACCAGACCACCAGCGAGATAGCAAAGCTGGTGAATAAGTCTGTCCCTACTGTCGAAAAGCTTCTGCTTCTTAGCACAGCCAATCACGACGTTCAGAAAGAAGTTAAGTCCGGGACCGTGTCTGTAGATGTGGCCGTTGACCGAGTAAAAGAGTTTGGCGAAAAGGCCGGTGAGGTTCTTCAGAAGGATAAAGCTTCTGCTGCCGCCAGGGGGAAAAAGAAAGTCACCCGCAGCGTTATAGCGCCGGAGATTAGCGTTAAGAAAGCGCGCCGCCTTGTTGAGTTGATAAGCCTGGCCGGGATAAGTGACACGGGCGTCATCTCTCTCGAAGGGTTGGCGCATGCAGAAGCCATGGAAATTATCGACGAGCATAAAGCCATAGCTTCACAACGTACAGGAGCACCAGCATGAAATTGAATTATGAAGAACTTGAAGCTAGATGCGCGGCACTGGCTGCGGAGAATGCGGGGCTGAAGGCGTTTATTGCTACTGATTGTCACGTTGCTCACGTTGAGCCAGAGACATTCTATGGAGAAGAAGTTACCCGTTACGTTAGTGCTGATGGGTACGAACCAGAAACCCCGGCCACCGACGCTTTCCTGGCGGAAGTGCGGGCGCAGGGCGTAGAGATGCTCACCAAAGAGATGCATGCAGATATCAGCGGTGATGATGCACGCGAGTTCGCCGACAATCTTCGCAAAGGAGTGCAGTCATGATTACAGGAACCTCTCATTACGACGAAGTCCAGGTGGTGCCATGCACAATCTGCGGCGGTTACTACAAGGCTGATGAGCCAGAAATACACGTCTGCGAGGAGGCCGCCCAATGAGCAACATCGACAAACGCGCATTACGAGAAGCTGCGGAAAAGGCTACGAAAGGTCAGTGGGCTGTTGAGTTCGACGATGAGGTTTACTCCACTGATGGCGTGAACAATGAGCAAATAGCCATGGTGTTCAGTGAAAACGAAGTGCGTGACGCTGCGTTCATCGCCGCCGCTAACCCCGCCACCGTGCTGGCGCTGCTGGATGAGCTGGAAGCCAAAGACCGTCGCATCGAAGAAGAGATTGCCCGAGCTAACCGCGAGCATCACCGTGGTTTCATGATGGCGTGCGGGCATCTTAAAGAGCATTCAAACGTTCATTATGCTGATGCTGCCGAGATGGAGATAGCAGCCCTTCGCAATCGCATCAATGAGTTGGAGTCCGCCGCAGCCGGTAAAGGAGAGTGATATGCCCATAGCAGCCAACTACACCATGCATCTTTACTGCGACTGCAAGACCTGTACAGAAGAATCGTGGCACGGTCCAGAGTTTGGCGAGTACGTCGGTAACACGTGGTCAGAATGCGCGAAGGAGGCTCGTTCCCATGGATGGCGCATCAGCAAGGACCGAACCCGCGCTTTCGCACCACGCCATTATATTTCGAGGGCTAAACCATGAGCACACTTACCAAAGAATGGCTCCAGCAGACAATCGCTGATCTCGAAGAAGAGCGCGATGCAACCCCCGGCGCCGTAAACGAAGATGCGGCCAAGGCGCTCGCTGCCATGAAGTTAGCGCTGGCATCGCTCGAAGCGGAGGCTGTGTCTTTTGATGACTTGCGTGACGCCGTTGCTGAGGTGTCAGGAGGTCCGGCAATGGAATGGAGCGAAATTTATAAAGGTCATCAGGCTGTGCCTTTTATCAACTTCAACTCATTGGCTCGCATTGTTGATAAATTTCGCGCCGCCCCGCCAGCGCCGGTATCTGTGCCGTTATATTTTCTCTGCATGCTTACAGGTCGAGCTAAATATCTCAGAGACAAAGGCGAAATTAAATCACCTGAGTTGTTAGAAAGAGCTGCCGCCATGCTTCAGGGTGCCGAACCTGTAAGTAATCGTGATGAGTTGCCGGATGGCTGGGTGGCTTGCAGTGAGCGGATGCCTGAGGATGAACAAGAGGTCATCACTCACAACATTTTTGGTTATCGTCATGTTTCTTTTTTCGACGAACACTCAGGAAATTTCTTTAACCGCCTTGACGGGAGCCCGGTTGATTGCGTTGAGCATGTTCTGGTTTCTCACTGGATGCCATTGCCCGCAGCACCGCAGCAGGAGGTGAAGTGATGCCTAACCCATTCGATTTTGTGATGTTCGTGCTGCTGGCAATCGGCGCACTTCAGCAAATGGGGTGGCTGCCATGGTGAGCAAACTCAAACAGCGGCGCCTGCGCCGTCTTAAATCCGATGTTGCCTGGTGGAAAGGTGAAGCATCGGACCTGTACGCCAGAGTCATGGAGCAGGCAGACGAAATAGCCGAACTCCGCAGGCTGGTTATCCGCGTTCCGATGCCAGTAATTATTTCAAAGGAGATGGCCAACCAGCTTTATAACAACGAAACGAAAAGATGTCGTACCTGCAATGATGGCCTCCGTGGTGGGTGCTCATCATGCATTTTCTATAAAAGATAGCCGGGTGCAGCCGGTAAAGTGGAGAGAAACGCATGGGGCAGTTAGTAACACTTCATGAGTGGGCATCTGGTCCTAATGGATTCAAATATCCATTAAGCAACTCAGCATTAAACAAAATAGCAAAGACCAAACAGACTTATCCGCCAGCCTTAAAGCAAGGTCGACGCTGGGTAATAGATGAAGATGCTCGTTTTGTTGGCATGGTTGGCAGTGTTGATATTTCGTCATCATTATCAGACAAGGCCCGCCAGTTAGTGGAGAAAGCAATAAATGGCAGCTCGCCCCAGAAAACATAATGTCAAAATACCCAACCTTTACTGTAAGTTAGATAAGCGTACTTCAAAAATTTATTGGCAATATCGCCACCCTGTAACAGGTTCATTTATTGGATTCGGAACAGATGATGAAGCGGCAAAAGCTGCTGCAATCGAGATGAACCGTATAACCGCTGAACAAGAAACTCAGCAATCTTATGCTCTGATTGATATGGCAATGAAGAGCTCAGGGAAAAAGGATCAAGGTATACGTGTTTCTGAGTGGATTAAAAAATACATCGAAATTCAGATGGAAAGGTTGCGTGACGGTGAGATAAAAAACCCTACTGTAAAATCCAGACGATTATGTTCTCAGATTCTCGCAGATAGAGTGCCAAACCTTCGCCTGAAGGATGTTGATACAAGACTCATTGCAAAAATTATTGATGAATATAAGGCAGAGGGAAAGCACAGAATGGGCCAACTGATAAGAAGCGTACTAAACGACGTGTTCAAAGAGGCGCAGCATGCTGGCGAGGTTGATCCTGGCTACAACCCAGCCTTAGCTGTAAAAAATCCAATAGCCAAAGTGAAACGAAGCAGACTTAGCATTGAACAATGGAAATTGATTTTTGAAAGCGCAGGCTCTTTGCCGCCTTGCGCTCAAAATTCTATGCTTTTGGCTTTAGTAACCGGGCAAAGGATAGGTGACATAGTCGAGATGAAGTTTAGTGACATTTGGGATAATCACCTTCATGTTACCCAAAATAAAACCGGAATGAAGTTAGCTATCCCCTTAAATTTAAAGTGCGATGCAATCGGGTTGACTCTGGCTGATGTTATTAGTAAGTGTCGCGATAGAGTAGTGAGCCCTTATCTGATCCACCATGTTAAGCATCACGCTTACGGTAAAGCGGGATCTCACGTTCCCGAAAAAACAATTTCAAGATATTTTAAGGAGGCAAGAGATAAAGCAAATATCACCTGGCCTAAGGATTGCACTGCCCTTCCGCCGTTTCATGAACAGCGCTCGCTTTCATCAAGAACATACAAAGCTCAGGGTATAGATGTCAAAACTCTTTTAGGGCATAAAACCGAAGCAATGAGCGTAATGTATGGAGATGATCGTGGTCTAGAATGGAAAAAAGTTGTGATTTAAACAGGGAGTTTTGGGGAATTATTTTGGGGATGTTTTGGGGAAAGAGTTTTACTAATTAAATTCAGTCACTTAGATTTTAGCGAATTGCTCCAGAAACAGTCGTCCACCAGCAACGCATGACCCAACAGCCAGCGCACCCGCTGGCTGTTTTCTTTCAGCCCTCTCCGTCCCGTGCTAATGTAGCAAGCTACGTATTGGCAAATCACAGGTGAAATCGTTATGTCTGATGACGTGATCGGGACGACGCCCCATCAGCGGCTAATCAGCTTATTAACCGAGCAGGAGGCGCGCTTTCGCGTGGTGGCGCATGAGGCCGTTGGGAAATGCGAAGCGGTCAGTGAAATTCGCGGGACCGATCTCCGGCAGGGTGCAAAAGCACTGGTCTGCAAGGTAAAAGGCAACGGTGTTAAGAAACATATTCTGGCAATCCTCGCCGCCGATCGGCAGGCCGATCTGAGCCTTCTGGCCAGTCATTTCGGTGGGCTAAAGGCCTCTCTCGCCAGTCCGGCTGAAGTGGATGCGCTTACCGGCTGCGTCTTCGGCGCCATTCCCCCCTTCAGCTTTCATCCGGATCTGACGCTGGTCGCCGATCCGCTGCTGTTTGAGCGCTTCGATGAGATCGCCTTTAACGCCGGCCTGCTGGAAAAGTCGGTGATTATGGACACCCAGGACTATCTGCGTATCGCCCGTCCTGAACTGGTGACGTTCCGTAAACAATAAATACTGCGGCTGGCTAACGGTCAGCCGTTTTCCAGCAGCAGCACGGAAGCAATCAAAATAATCGCGATAATAAAAAACGATGAGGAGATAATCAGCGTTTCGACAAACATAGGATCGTTCATGATGCCCTCTG